ATTATGATAACTTAAAAAGGAACCTGATTTTTCAAAAATTTGAAAATTAAAATTTGAGTACATCTTTCTGTTTTTTCTAAATTTTCAAAAGTTTTTTGGAAATTACAAAATAATTCAAGAGATGTACTCAAAATTAAAATTGAAAAAATAAAGATTTTCTAGTGTCTCTATAAATGCTAAGAGAATCTATGTATATGTATATATATATAAGTATATATTTATTTTATGTGTAAGATACTGTCAATAATATAGGAATATGGGCGGGTAGAGCTTTGCGGTTCTTTCTAATTTTCATAATATACTAGCCACCATTCTAGAGTGTTTGAATCAGTAATATCATAATAACAAGAATAAAGACGGTATTTATTTTTAGCATCACCATCATTAAACCCCCAATTATTATTTTTCTCAATATTTTCAAAAAATTCTCTTGTCCTAACCTTATAATCTTTGTCATACTGCGTAATACAAGTATAAAATCCGTTTCCGTCCTTGTCTTTCTCCTTTTTATTAGGGCCTCTTCCAAGATATTTGCCCTCATCTTTGAAAAACCCCTTCATTTCTTCAAATGTTTTGAATGTCTTAATTGATGGTTTTACTATAGTTTTTTCAATATCAGGCTTTGCAGTATTATCTTTTAATTGTTCTATGTGTGAAACACTATTAAATGTCCCCTTTTTATTATATGTATTGTCTTCTTGTTTATTATATTGTGTCGTCCTTGTATTCCATTCAATACCTTTTTTAAACTCCATACCATTATCCAGTAATTTAATATAATTTTCTATTGATTTAATATTGGTATAACATATGCTATCGCCATTATCATCATAACCACATAATCTTCCAAATGATCCTTGAAGAATCGTAGAATCTTGCGGATTTATACAATATCTTTCATACGAAATGCCCACATATTTTTTACACTGAGTTTTAGCACATCTTAAAATTTCACAATAGAAAATGAATGTATCTCTTTCAGGTTTTTTTTCTAAAATACAATTAATATCATCTCTTTTGCTTTCAAGATATTTTTCATTATATTCATAATTTTCTCCAAAAACTTTTTTAAAATTGGATATAACTATTGATTGATTGTTTGTTGTCTTATCCTTATTTCCTTTTTTACTTGGCACTCTAATTAAGTGATATCTAGGGTTTGGATAGTTTTCTATATCATTTCTGAGTTCTTCTACATTTCCCAGGATGGTTAAATCTTTAAATTGTTTAATTCTTCCCTGTTCCATAGCTTGCTTAGGCCCATAATAGCCTTGACCGGGCGATAGTTTAACTATTGCTGAATGATTTTCCCAACCCTTTATATCATTTAGATTTCCATCAGGTGTAGCAGAAAATTGAGCGAATTTTATATCGTTATCTAAAAGAAAATCTAAATCGTAAAAATTACATTCCCTAAAAGCTTTGTTAATTGTTTGATTATTTTCACAAGCTATTTGTATTTCATCCATAATAATCAAGCAGTTTTTTTTGCCCTTTATATCAGCTATAAATTTTTTCATATTTGCCCTATGAAATATCCTATTATTAATAGAGTCAGGCATTCTATTTTTTGTATCCTTCTTCCATTCAACATCTGATAAGCCTGTTATAATGTAAATATTATTAATAGGAATAGGATTAGATAAGATGTATAATAGGATCAGTACTGTCATACAACCTGTTTTACCTACTTGCGTTGGTCCACAAACTAAACAATTAATTATTGACTTATTATTAAATATGTTTCTAACTTCTTTTCCACACAATTTTTGGTTTTCAAAAATAATGTTTTTGCCCAAGAGTGAATTCAACTCAACTTGACGATTGAATATTTCTGATTCTTTACGAATTATAGTAAGTTCATCTAGTTCATATTCAATAATTGAACGTTGCCTGTTCATATTAATATGTAGTAATTAACTAAATTTTATATATGATCAATTTTTATCTTCAAGGGATTAAATAAAAAAATAAAAAAATATATATGTGTATATATATGTATGTAATGTTGCTCGCAAAGCGAGAATCGCGAGATACGCAAAGGGGGTTGCAGGGATTATTCTAAGACTATCTTGTTATTGATGTTATAGATATCAATATATTTCTGGGGTATCTTTTCAAAGGATATGAGATTCATATTAAACTCATAGTTATCCAGAAAGTTATTATCAACAAGGTATTTATGCAATTCGTTTTTAGAGAGTTTTGCAAGAGCTATCGCCTTATCCTTTGTAATTCCCGTGCCAATCTTAGGAATATTGTCGCTTTTATCTCCATAAATCGCTTTAAAGTTTAAATCTACATTCGCATCATCATATCCGCGCTTTTTCAATTCTTTGAACTGCATATTAAATACCAAGACATTCTTATCTACCAATTGAAGAAAGTCGTTATCGTTCGTGATAATAATAATCTTAGAAGCAATCTTGGGCTTCAGATATTTATGCGTAAGATATACAATATCATCTCCCTCCAATCTGTCGGAATAGATGCTCTTCAATTCCAGCTTTTTATTAACAAACTCATTAAATATGCTAAAAATGTTTTTATTAAAATTGTTCTTCTGGCTTCTCGTCGCCTTGTACTTATCATAAATATCATTTCTCCAAATATCACTACGCAAACAATCATAGCACAAAATAATATTGTTAGGAGTAGTCTTCCACATTTTACATATCTTCTTCATATCGTTGCTGATATGTTTATAAAATGCGTTAATAAAGTTTTCGTTTTCAATAATTTTGTCCACGTTAATTTCAGGATAATTTTTTTGAAACTTATACCATCGCATAGTAGCAAAATATCTGTGGAAAATATAGTAGCTACAATCAATTAGTACAATATTATTATGCTTATCCAATTTAATAATATTCATATACTTTATATTATTCTTATTTATTTAAATAATAAATCAATTTTTATATTATATTATTTACATTGATTTAACCACATATATGCCTTTTCCATAACAATTTTTAGCTCGCCCTTATTTTTCTTCAGTTCTCTCCATTCAATTTTGACATTCTCAAAGTTATCCTTCTTATTTGTACTAATCTCCTTAAGCTCATTCAGGCGAAACTTAACAAATATATTATAATCCGTAGGCTTCTTATCATCACCATCGTTCGCTATGCATTTCTCGCCATCCTTCGCTACACAATTTGCATCAGCCTTCTTCCCTTCCTCTATAGCCTTCGCTGCTGTTGCTGCTGTTGCCGCAGCCCCTTTTGTCTTCGCGACAGTTCCCGAAGGTACCTGAGTTCCCGAAGGTACTTGAGTTCCCGAAGGTACCTGAGTTCCTGAAGAAGTTCCTTTTCTGCTTTTTCCTCCTTTTCCTCCTTTTCCTCCCTTAGCTCCTTTCAAAATATCATCTAGGTCTACATCTCCGTCATAATTTTCATCTCCGGTATTACCACCGGCGATGCATTTAGCACCATTTAATACCAAAGTCTTCTCTGACATATTATCCTCCTTCTCTTCATTACTTAGAGTTCCCGTAGCGCCAGCAGTTCCTTTGCCGATTTCTTCTTGGTCGGCACCAGAACAATCGGTTTCTTTTCCGCTTTCATCTGCTTCATTTTCGCGACTATCATCGTAATCATCATCGCATACATTATAAAACTTCTTGATATCTTTTAAATTATAAGAACCGTCTTTTCCACACTTTTGTTTTAATTGATTCATCTTTTCAATATCTTCAGCATCGCAATATAGCGAAAGTATGTTCTTGATAACCGGTTCTTCGTGGGTAATACGAGATAGATTTTCGTTTTTTACCCACACCTTTTTGTTGTTTTTGACATCTACAATCCACAACTCTTTATCATAGCCTTCCATTATAGAATTGATATCATAGCCTTCGGCAGACAATCCGTAATGGAGAGGCGATAGCTCTGTTCCCATATAATAATTCTTAGAAGAATTAATGCAAACTTTCTTAACAGCACTCATATTTATTATGATATATGTTATATCATATAAATCAATTTTTATATAATAATAAATATGTCATACAATAATCTCTATATGTAAAAAAATTGATATACAACAGGACACTTGTTTCATTCTAACAATACGCCATAATCTCATCGGGCAGCCTGAGTGTAATTATGTGCTTTTTATATGAACTGCACGAATATATTGAATTATTAAAGGAACAATATAATTTTAATGAGAAGATTTCCGACGATATTGATGATGTTGAAAACAATATTATTGATATATACTATAATAACAATATATACAATTTAAACGAACAAATAAATAGCATACTTTCGCAATTAATTATTGAAGATAGCGAAGCAAGCTATACAAGCGATACAAGATGCAAAATAATCAATGAAATGAAGACATATATCATAGATATATATGGTATTAATAAAAAGAAAAAAAAGGAATATTATTCATATATTTGCAATATTAAAAATATTATAATAGAATAAATGGCAAATGACAATCAGAACAATTTTAATATTAAAAAATATGGCAAAGAATTGTCTAAAATGACTACTCTTGCTTTAGTAAAAGTGTCAATGACAGTAATAGCTATATTTATATATCTCTGGTTTTTCTGTTTAATAGCGTTATTATATATAGGTTATAACTTAACAATTCATAAATTAATTAGGTATTTTTTACCACCAATCTATAACCTTCTTCATTATACAATAGGTGGAGGAAGCGTCTTATGGCCTATCGTTTTTGTATTTGATAAAATTATTTTTAACAGTGCATTAGGTAAGTTTTATGGTATAGCTTTTGGTTGTTTAACAATTCTTATACTTGTAATCTTTGCATTTTGGATTCTCTTACAGAATATATTTATTCTTAAGTGGGTTACAAAATTATGGCCTTTTGATGAATTGGTTGAAGTATTTAAAATAATAATGTATGAATCTCCATTTTCTTCCTTTGCCTTTCTAAATTTACAGCGATTATTTATACTATTCTCTGATCTATTTAAGAAAAAAAAGGAAAAGTTTGACAATAAGTTAGATATGGCATCTATTCCAAGATTGCCTTTTGAAACACAGATAATATATATAACAGAATTGGAAAAAAATCTTTACGATAAAGCTAAACAGCATTATGAGGAAAAAGAGACATATATGGTAGATGTTATGAAAGTTCGGGAACATACCACCGACGCAAATATTTTAAAAAACTTATCAATAATTACCTCGGAAAAAGATATAACTTCGGTAAATATAGCTAACTCCGCAACGACATTTGATGTTAATATACAAATAGCAACGAAACTCTAATATAATACATTATGAATACATTGGGATATATATTAGTATACAATTAAAAATATTATTATAGAATAAATGGGGTATATAGAACATTATTCTAATTATAATAATTCATTAAATAATGATGTAGAAAAGGAAGCGCAAGGTACTAAAGGTATAGTTATTATAGTTATTAAAATATTAATTTTTGGTATATTATTATATACAATATATACAATTAATAATGACAATAATGACAATATTTATATTAAAAATAACAAAACATATCTGATAATATCTCTAATACTTATAATAGGTTTGTTGTTTGGACTTGATATAATAACATTTTTTAAATTGTCTGTATTTATAATTTTTGGCTTGTTTATGTTGGCATTAATATATAAGTATTTAGATAAACTGTGGTTTTTAATATTATTCTACCATTCGTTTAATTATCAATTAGAAAAGATATACAACGAGACTAAAACCAATTACAACGAAGTGCTATTCAGTTTTATTTTCATTGCCATAATATCTATAATATCCA